TGCGCTCTCTGGGCGATCACTGGCGTACAAGAGACCACAGTGACCCTTCAAACCCCGTCTGTGCCCCAAACGATCAGCCTCGGCATGTTGACACCCCAACAACTAGAGGACCGCGCAGAGGAACTCACAACGACAACAACCTCCACGACCACCAGCACGACCACTACCACCGTCCCGTTTACTCAACTAGCCGACTTTCACCCTGACACAAAATGCCAAGAATGGTTTCAGACTGCCATCACTGTCGGCTGGCCCAACAACACCGAGACACTCGAGAAGCTAGGTCGCCTGCTCTGGAAAGAAACCCGTTGCCAAAACGTCAGTTACACCCACCCACAGTTCAACGGACACGACCACGGCGTTGCACAAATCAACCAAATCCACCGCAAATATGTTGAGCAACTGTTTGATATGCCCATGGAGGAATCCATGTCAGACCCGACACTTAACCTGCGTTTCGCTTTCCTGTTGTATTCCGACATCGCTGAAACAGGCGGGTGTGGATGGAAACCGTGGTCCCTGTGCTAGAACGCTGGTGGGATCACGCCGCTTGTAAAGGCATGGACCTCGCCATGTTCATTATTGAGCCGGGCGAACGATATTCCAAAACCCGTATCAAGGAAGCCAAAGCAGTCTGCGCGACCTGCATAGTCCGACCCGAATGTCTCGCCGACTCTCTCAAATACAACACGACTCAACTTGAGTGCTACGGCATTTGGGGTGGTCTGACATGGAAAGAACGCAGTCATCTCATCCCAGCCACACCGCTCGTCTATAGTGACGGCAAATACCGACAAATCAAGGAGCCCCGACCGTGATGGACAAACTCGCCGAAATGACCGCTCTGATCGCCAAAGCCGAGATTGCGATGAAGGCTGCAACTTGGGAAATCCAGCGCCTCAGGGAGGACGTGGGGATGTTAAGGAAGGCAATGGTTGAGTTGGCTTATGTCGCTGAGGAAAACGGCGTGTATCTGTCCAATCTCACAAAGTCAACACAGGACACCATTGTTGCCATGAGGCTCGGTGGTTTCAAATGAACTGTGCGATATGCGACCACGAATACACCACACTCGATATGCGTCTACGGAACGAGTTACGCGGTATCTGTTTTCTGTGTGCTGAGGAAGGCGACTTTTTCGGTTTCACACTGGAGGAAGTAACCAGATGTGTCTCGGTGGCTAGAGCAGTCCGAGCCGATCAGAACGCAACACCCGAACAACGCCGACACACAAAGGACATGGAATCGTGAAAAGAAAACAAAGACTTTTGGATAACGACGACATGATGGCAATTGTTAAGTTGCTTCAAACTGAACTTAAACTTGCTTATGCCGAACTTGACAGAATAGATCAGAAATTAAAAGACCATCATCGTCGCATTGTTTTGCTTTTAAAAGATTCCCTTGGCATTGAAAAGGACCCGACATGAGTTTCAACCCAGCCGACTACGCCGAAGTAGCAGAACGCTTACCACTGTTTTGGAAAGACTGCCCACTAGGACGAATCAACACCGAAATCGTCACCGACGACGGGACTCGAATCGTGATGAAAGCAACCCTATGGGCTGACATATCGCACACAGTCCCGACGACCACAGGGTACGCAGAGGAAGTCCGTGGATCGTCAATGGTCAACAAAACCAGTGCTATTGAGAACTGCGAAACTTCCGCGATTGGTCGGGCCTTGGCTAACTACCAGTATCAAGGTTCAAAGAAACGTGCCAGCCTTGAGGAAATGGTAAAGGTGTACCGTCAAGGCGAACAACCACAAACCACAACTAACGCAGCTCCTGCACGCACCCAGTCGCTCGGCTCATCTAGTGAGGGACCGACACCGAAACAGTTGGCGATGCTTCGAGCCAAGAACTATGAAGGTGCAGTCCCAACTACTAAGCGTGAAGCGTCCGAACTCATTGACAGGCTGATGAACGGTGGTTGACCCATCTGAAGCAGAGTTTCAAAAAGCCGTTATAACATTGGCGAAACTGCATCGTTGGAAAGTCATGCACACCCAACCAGCACAAATCCGCCCAGGCAAATGGATCACACCCAACACAGGCGACCAAGGCTTCCCCGATTTAGTGATGGTTCATACCGGCACAAGAGGTTGCATCTTTGTCGAATTGAAAGCATCTAAAGGGGTCGTCTCGGATACGCAATGGGAGTGGATCAACGCATTACAGGACGCAGGGCAAGAGGTCCACGTCTGGCGACCAAAAGACCTAGACAAGATCAGCGCAAGGTTATCCACAGCCCCGAGCAATATGCCGCGCGTCTAGTATCGTTCCACAACTGACACCATCAGCTCCTAATGAGAGGAGCACTAGCCCTACTCGGAACCTGAAGCCGATCGTGGGAACACTCGGTAACGAGGGTAGACGCTCACGCATTGTGAGCGATCAGCGTTCCCTAACGCAAAGGCGACTGGTTATCCACCGAACAAAACTAGACAGGCTTCCAGAGCGAGACATCGCCAAATAGTGGGGGACACAAACCTTACGCGCAACCCATGACAAACGACGACAACCGAGCGGTGCCCTTCCGCTTGGGCGTCAGATCCCTTGACCTTGCCCTATGCTCTAGACATGAGCGGCAACCCTGTCTACGGAACCAAACGATGGAAAGAACTACGAACCCAAGTCATCCAAGACGAACCCATCTGCCACTGGTGCAGGCGAGCCCCATCCACACAAGCAGACCACGCAGTTGAACTAGATCAAGGCGTTGACCCATACGACAGAACCAACATTGTCGGCTCATGCGCCAGTTGCAACGCAAGACGCGGAGCAATCTACGTCAATAACAAAACCGCCAAACGAATCCAAAATCGTAACAAAATTTCTTTTTCAGACAAAGAGTCCACCCCGAGCCCCTCCTTTCAAGATATATCGAAACGGAAACCGAGCCGAACCAGCGAGATTGAGGAGGATCTGCCCGAGGTTGGTAGGGCTTTGCCAAGATTGGTTACGCCTTATGAAGCGGCTGGTGATTATGTCGCGTCTGTGGAGGCTTTTGCGGAGCGCGTGTATGGCGTCAGTTTGATGGAGTGGCAGAAGGTCACTCTTGCCGGGCAACTTGCGTATGCGACCCTTGAGGATCGTGAGACTGGCACTTTGATTCACAGGTCTGCTTTGACAACGTCGGCGCGTCAACAGGGTAAAAGTGTGGCCCTCAGAATTTTGGCGTCTTGGTGGGCCGTCCAGATGGCAGCGATCCGTAAAGAACCTCAAACCATCATGTTGGTCGCTAACGAATATCAGCGCGCCGCCGATCTGTTTATGGATATTGCGGAACCGATGGTTGAGATGTTTGGTGCCAAGTTGATGAAGTCGTATCAGCGTCAGTCGTTGGTGTTCCCTGACGGGACGACGATCCGTTCAGCAGCTGCGACCGCTGGCAAGGTTGGTTACTCGGTAGACCTTTTGCTAATAGATGAGATTTGGGCGATCAGTCCGCAGGTCGTGTGGGGCGCATTGAAACCGAGCCAAGTCGCTCGAAGGAGCCCGTTATTTTCCTGCTGGTCAACGGCGGGCGATACTGGTTCAGAGGTGATGATTTCTATGCGTGAGGGAGCAATTAACTCAATAGACAAAGGCGAAAAATCGCCGATGTTTTTCGCTGAGTGGAGCGCGCCGAGTGGCTCGCCCGTTTCGGATCGCAGATTTTGGCCGTGGAGTAACCCCGCACTCGGGACAACCGTGTCTTGGGAGGCATTGGAGGAGGCGTACAAAACGATCCCTAGTTCCGAATTTATTCAGCAACATTTGAATATGTGGCAGGGCTCAACGCAAAGTTGGATTCCCAATATTTGGCATGATCTCGTTTCCCAAGTTGCAATGCCACCGGGTGGAATCCTTGCCGTGGACTCAAGCCTTGACGACCAGAGATATTGTGGCGTAAGGGCCGTGCAACATGAAGGGCGCGTCATTGTGACTACCGAATTTGTGGTTGATTCACAAGCTCAAATGTGGGCTGAAGTCAATCGCGTTATGCAAGATCGTGACGTGCAACTTCGAGTCAACCCAACAATTCACCCAAACGTGCCACCCGACTTTGCTAGGCGCACTCAGATCGTTGGTTATCGCGAAATGAAAACGGCAACACCGATGGTTAGGTCAATGATTATTGAGGATAAGTTGCGTCACACTGGCGAGAACTCGTTAGCGGAACACGTCACGCGCGCGGTCATGGTCAAACTGTCTGAAGGTGCTGCACCGTTGTCTAGTCAGAAATCACCCGGTCCGATTGAGTTGGCGCGTTGCATGGTTTGGGCCGCAGCTGAGGCAGGCAGACCGACACGCTCATCTCGTGCCGCTTTTGCTTTTGGCTGAGGGTACTTAACACGGACGCAAATCTGTGAGAGACTCGGGAGCGATGGGTCTTTTCGGTAGCAAAAAAGTCAACGCGACCCCCGCGTTTGCGTCTGCTCCGGTTCAAGCCGCGGCTGGATCAGCCGCGCAGATTGGCGATTTTTACGCATACTCTGTCGGGGAGTTGCAACGACTCGCGCTGTCTGTGCCGACCATTTCGCGTTCTGTTCAGATGATCGCGTCGATGGTCGGCTGCTTGGAACTTAAGCATTATACGACCCAGTGGACTGGCGAGGATTACGAGGAAATCTATTTGGAAAATGAGTCGTGGATGGATCAGCCCGATCCTCGCGTGACTCGAAACTTCATTTTCTCACAGCTTGTTACGGACCTCATTTTGTGGGGACAAGGCTTTTGGTATGTCACCAGCCGATCCTCAGCGACGGGCCGTCCGCTTTCGTTTGAATGGCTCCCCGCCGCAATGGTCAGTTTGGGCGACCAGCAGACCGCACAGCGTTTCGGCCCATCTAACGACATCATGTTCAACGGCATCCAGTTGAACACTGACGACGTGATCCAGTTCTTGGCACCAACTCAAGGTTTGCTCTACACGGGCAACCGCGCAATCGCAACAGCGATCAAACTTCAACAGTCTGCGGACCGTTTTGCAGTCAATGAGATTGCAGCCGGGTGGCTTCAGCAGACCGACGCATCCGAACCAATGTCAGCCGAGGACCTTGGTGAACTCGCAGCTGCATGGCGCAACGCCCGACAATCATCGGCTATAGCGGCCCTTAATAGCGTCGTTACATTTAAGGAATTTTCCAGCGACCCAAATCGTTTACAATTGGTTGAAGCGCGTCAATTCCAAGCATTAGAACTGTCTCGGGCCACTGGAATCCCCGCATACCTTTTGGGCATTGGCGTTCAAGGCTACACATACCAAAACGCACAGTCCGCACGACAGGACCTTTACTTGTTCGGCGCAAAACAATATTTGGATTGCATTGAACAGACTTTAAGCATGAACAACATTTTGCCCCGTGGTCGTTATGTCGAATTTGACATTGAGGACTACCTCGCCGAAAACGAACTAACAAATGTTGCATACGAACCATCAGCAGACGAACGCAGACAAGAGGAAATGGCATGATTCGACTAACAGCCGATCTACCCACATTGGACTTCGCTAAATCAGACAGCGACGCACCCGCATCAATTTCGGGCATCGCAGTTCCGTGGGCCCCAGTTACCGCAACCGTTTTAGGCGGTCAGCGTGTCGCTTTTGAGCGAGGTGCTTTTGATGTCAATCAGAAAGCCGCCAAACTTATTGAGGGCCACGAC